TAAAAATTATTTTTTTTAAAATTCAGTAATTTTTTAAGTTATTTTAAATAAAATTTAAATTTTTAAACAAAGAAAAAATATAAATATAAATAAATAACAAAAAAAACGTTTAAAAAATAACTTAATTTTTTTATACGGTTAATTAAAATAACTTAATTTTTATTGGTATATAAATATAAAATTCAGTTATTTTTTTAACATATATGTTTGATAAAATATAATAACTTGAATAAACCAATGGTATTTTTTATATAAATAACTTAAAAAATAACTTAAAAAATAACTGAATTTAAAAAATGACGTTTTAAACATTTAAAAAATAAAAATGAAAATTGTAAAATTTTAAAATTGCAGAATTATAAATAAAAAAATATTATGTAAAAATTATTTTTTTTAAAATTCAGTAATTTTTTAAGTTATTTTAAATAAAATTTAAATTTTTAAACAAAGAAAAAATATAAATATAAATAAATAACAAAAAAAAACGTTTAAAAAATAACTTAATTTTTTTATACGGTTAATTAAAATAACTTAATTTTTATTGGTAATTAATTATAAAATAACTTAATTTTTTTAATGTATTTTTTTGATAAAATATTAAAGTTTAAATAAATTAAAATAAATTAACGATAAAAATTATAAAAATTACTTAAAAAATAACTTAAAAAATAACTGAATTTAAAAAATGCCACAAAATTTAGTTAAATTTGTAGAAATGCCACAAAAAAGTCTAAAAATTGCCACAAAATCTAATTAAATTTGTAGAAATGCCACAAAAAAGTCTAAAAATTGCCACAAAATCTAATTAAATTTGTAGAAATGCCACAAAATTTAGTTAAATTTGTAGAAATGCCACAAAAAAGACTGCAAACTGCCACAAAATTTAGTTAAATTTGTAGAAATGCCACAAAAAGACTGCAAACTGTCACAAAATCTAATTAAATTTGTAGAAATGCCACAAAAAGACTGCAAACTGCCACAAAATCTAATTAAATTTGTAGAAATGCCACAAAAAAGTCTAAAAATTGCCACAAAATCTAATTAAATTTGTAGAAATGCCACAAAAAAGTATAAAAATTGCCACAAATCTAATTAAGCATTTTAGTAAAAATTAAGCAAAAAAATATAAAAATGCTTAATTTTTAATTAGTAAGGAATCTTTGGAAAGAAATAAAAATAAATATTTTTAACGGTAAAAAAATACCAAAATATTATTCAAAATGCTTAATTTTATATTTTATGAATTTTTAAATTATAAAAATTAAGCATTTATTTTTCAAAAAAAATTCAGCCAAAACATGAAACATAAAAACGTTTTTCAGATTTTTCCCAAAACATGAAACATAATTCACTTTGCACTTGCAAAAATTGCGTAAAAAATGCATCCTCAAAATTTACTTTTCTCTAAAAAAAATTCAGCCAAAACATGAAACGTAATCGCATTTTTCAGATGAAACCCAAAATCTGATACATTATCTACTTTTTTCTGAAAAAAACGCGCAAAAAATTTCATTCCATTTTATTCCAAACCCCAAAACCTTGCGCGAAAAATTCAGCCAAAACATGAAACGTAATCGCATTTTTCAGATGAAACACGAAATCTGATACATTATCTACTTTTTCCGAAAAAAAGCGCGCAAATTTTTTCATTCCATTTTATTCCAAACGCTAAAAACCTGCGCGAAAAATTCAGCCAAAACATGAAACATAATTGCATTTTTCAGATGAAACCCAAAATCTGATACATTAACCGATTTTTCTAAAAAAAAGCGCGCAAATTTTTTCATTCCAAAATTATTCCAAAACACAAAATTGCGTAAATAAAAGTGGCACTAAAAAATAAGAAATAATCTGTATATTTCTTATAAAAAATATGTACTACTATTATAAGGATGACATCTTGCGGAACTTATTATTTTTACGACCCCAATCATGGCAATTGTTTACGAATACTCCATCAAATTGATTCCCATACCTATATTATTAATGGTGGTTATGGAAGCGATGAAGGAAAAAAGGGACATTGGGCAGCAGTTTTACAGAAAAAATCACCTTTTCAATATAAAGGAGCGACCTATAACTGCTCCATTGATTTTTCCATGAAAAAAAAGAGACATCATCAACCTATTTATCATGCGCATTGGGCAAACCGCAAAATCAAATGGCAAGATGGAAATACATGGCTACAATTATATTTCTAATCAAATTAAGCCACATTTACATGTATTTTTTATAAATTATATAAAAAATATTTATTTACAATCCATTCCTACAAAAAAGACACAACTTGTTTGAGCACATCAAAATTAAGTTTGCGAAGAGTAAGATTACTAAGTACATATAAAGTCTGCTTTTCAATAGAATCAATAATATTGCGTGTTGTCTTTAACGTACCAATACTCATTCGGATCCTCATTTGATCATCCTTATCAATGAGTCTTCGACATAAATTATTTTTATTATACATAAAGGAAGTATCTTGTAGTCGTTCTTCAAACATGTTTATAACTTCTTTTATTTTCCATTTTACACAACAAAAAAGCTTGAGTGATTTCGAGTCTAAATTAAATAATAACGCATTTTTTCGTACAATTCTATTAAATAGAATAAATACTTGACGCACTAGTTTTTCTTGGTTCGATTCATCGGTTGAATGATATGAATAATAGCCGTCATGTTCTACAATATTATGAACAGCTTTATGAAGTATTTTACGTAATTCTATTGATGATGTTTTATTTTTTTTTAATAAATATGCATGCACTTTATATTTTCTTTTTTCAACCATGAATTTATTCAAAGATATATTACTATTATTGATTATTTAATGTAAGACATATCTTTAAGTTTATTTTATTGAATAGTTATTTTATTCATATATTCATCTAAATTTTCAAAAGCAATCAGTGTAAAATGTTCACCAAGTGAAGTATCTACCAAAGATTCATATTCCTTTTTCACATAGACTTTGTAGCTATAATTTGAATTCTTTTCCGTGCATTTTGACGTCCATTTTTCCAAGCATAATACTTCATTTAACGCCCGAAATCGTCCATGAATTTTAGAATATTTTGATGATTTTTTTATTTTGTTATCGGGATGTTTCAAACGCCATTCACATCGTAAAGCATTCTGGTAATCAGGAAATCCTTCGATTAAAACAATTATTTCCCATAAGTTTCCTTTACTTGACGTGTATTTGGCTCCACCAGATATTTCTTGATTATGTTGACGCAAACGATGAAGTGGATTGTTTGTACAACCAACATAAGTATAATTTTTGTAATCAGGATGATTATTCCGTAAAATATAACAATAATACATTTACACCTTTAGATTATGTATATAGTCTATAAATTATATATAGTCAATAAATTATATATAGTCAATAAATTATATATAGTAAATAAATTATATGTAGTAAAATAAATTATATATAGTAAATAAATTATATATAAATATTATTTTATATATATATGATAGTACAATGATATTATACGATGATGATCTACTTCAACATCATAATACTTATTCCGATTTCCAATTAGAAGAAAATATAACGCGCCTGAATAAAAAAATTATGTTAGCAACGCAGAAATTAACATCAAAATTCTGCGTTCAATATATCTTGGATATGGACATTGATAATGGAAGTGAAGACTCGTATATTTACGATTTTGATTATATTTTATATTTTCAGAAACATTTAACATATAATGAATTAAAAAAAGCATACCTTGATAGTAATCTATCGGTATAATTATAAATATATTTTATAATTATTTTTTATTTACATTATGTAATAAAAAAATAGTAGGATATAGTATAAAGATGAATCAAGAAAATCAAGTACTCTATTATAATGGAAATTCCCAAAATATACAAACACCCTTGGGAAAAGAATACGGTGGCATTTCCGCATGGCAAGGAATTCGCTACTTAGGTGCAGACAATTACTTACTATGTGGTACAACAAATCCCACACCTAATACTGGAAATGGTCTTGTATATAGAGGAACCATTGATGGTCAGGATGGTACTAGTACCATTCTTAATGTTCCGGAATCATTAGGAACATCCGTGTATGGACCCAACTATGATAAAGAAACCGGCATCTATACATTTGTGGGTTCTTATTTGAATTATAATCAACAAATCCAAGGCTTCGTTTTCCAGGGAAAATTAGAAAATATTCAGTATCCCGCTTTTTTCTTTTATCCTTCTATTAATGATTATTATGAAACTACATTTTTTCACAGTTATAGTAATGGCCTTTTTGTGGGAAATAGTGGTACAAAAGATCCACTAAATCCCGAAACAGTTTCTTATGTATATGACTTCAATGATTTATCAGCAATCAAATCAGTCATTCAATATCCTGGAGCTTCTACGACAACAAGTTACGGCATTTGGCATAATGGTGGCAGTCATTATACGATAGTGGGTGGATATTCTGATTTACCTTTATTTATTTTATCCATTTACCAAGGTGGTCAAATTATTCCTATTGGTAAAGCTTTTATTGTCGATTATAATAGTGAAACTAATGAATTCTCCAATTGGACAAGTATTGATTACAAAGACGGTTTAATTACTCATTTCCAGGGAATTTACGGGAATGAAGATGGAACATATTCCATTAATATGGATGTGGTCGATTCTGAAGTATCCATCCTTCCCCAAGGCTATTTCTTAACCATCAGTCGTACTGAAGACAATCGTTTTTCTTACAACCCCAACAATGTGGTACCTATATCTTATCAGGAAAATGGCATTACGAGTTCCAATTCCGTGGCAAATAATAAAGTAGTTGGATTATTTGTACCCTTAAGCGAAGAGGATAGCAATGTTTCCTACCAGGCATCCATTATTCCTAACCCCATCTCTACAACCCAAGCCAATACAATAATCAATACAGTACAAGAAGGAGAAGCAATTCCATTCGGTGTTTCCTTTTTATCCAACGAATATGTATCCTATGAAGATAACATGTTCACCTTTGCTTCGAAAGGAACCTATTTTGTTAATTTTAATTTGTATATTGAAAATACAACTTTATCATCCATTAACATTCAAGTAAAATATACACAAAATGGTACATCACAACAATTTACGATAGCTCAAAAAGGAATTGATTCCATGGGAACATCCACCGCACATAGCTTAGTGATTCCATGTACATTCAGCAAAATGTTTAACATTAATGATACTATTCAAATCCTGAATGCTTCCAGTGGTTCCATTACATTTGTTTCTAATTTTGTACCCAATGCGTTGAATGGAATCATTTCTATTTCTAAAATTGCATAAATTCTTCTAATATTTACGAATAAAGTAAGAATAAGATTGTTCTTACTTCATTAAATCCCAGATGTGTAAAAATTTTGATACATATTTTCTACCGAAAAAAATACTAGAAAAATAGTAAAAGCAATTATTAGCAATAAACCTAAAAAGGGCATAGTTATGTTTGATCTTTACTATGTATAAGTAATTAGATTTTATATATTATAATACTAACAAGAATATATAATATATTATATATATATTAAATCTATATAATACATATATTATCTTATTTATTCTCGAGTATAAGAGGAAAACATTTTTTAATTTTCAAAATATGATTTACTAAATCTATATTTTCACGATTTATTTTTTCTAACATTCTTTTTTTCTTCAAATCACTTAATTCACGTTTGAATTTCCGCACATTATTGACATGTTGTGATAACTTATTGTCAATGTGCGAACGCTGAATTACTTGTGCAATATGAAATAATAAATGTACATTTTCTTGTTCAATTTTACGTTTAACACAAAGCCGTTCTTTCCAAACATTGGATTTCCGAAAAAGTGGAGTACTACAACGACTATTAATAACTGGAGTCATATTTTTAACACGATTCAGGTGTTTTTGATATAATTCTTTCTGGTATCTATTCCGTTGTGGCTGACTAAATAAGGAATGAATCAATCTACTCATGCATTATAGAAAGAAAAAAACAAAGATAGATAACCTAAGTAAATTTATCTATGTAAAAGTATGGAATTTAGACCCAATACACTGCAAATCCAGAAAACATCTTATAATTATGTATTATTACCTATTCAAGAAGTGGATTCTTTTCTTACAAAAAATAAATTGCGTCCATCATTGGAAGAATTATTAAAAAATCATCGTAATGGTCATTATTCATTATCTAAATTTATAAAAGAACAATCGAAACATAAAAGACCCATGTTATTATTTCTTCTGTATAAAAACCAGCAAGTCCTATTTATAGCAAGGCATAGTGACAGCCAGGAACCATCTACTACTTATTTGGATTGTGTTATTACACATCCTGACTATCGCCGGCAAAAAATTGCCACCTATTGCTTACATGCCCTTACATTAAAACGTAAAAAACAAATACAAAAAATTATACTCGTTGTTTTCACTAGAAATAAGCATGCAATTCATTTGTATCAACAATTACAATATCACATTAGTAATGTAAATGCGAAATATAATTGTCTCACAATGACCTTAGTATTAGATAAATATACGTTACATTATTATCAAAATCATTTATTACATCATCAGGAACCAGAAAAATGGTATGTCTATAAGAAACATGTATCCTTTCAACAACCTTATTTAACTTGTTTAGAAAAAACGTTTCTAAAAAAATCAACAAAGCATTCTTCTCAAGAACCTAATAAAAAAGAATTTTTACCAGACCACCAATTATATGTTTTTCAAATACAAGAATATAGTGCTTCATATCATAGTATTATTTTATAATAATAACTATCAATTAAATCCTGTTGTAAAATAGGAACCACCAACTAATAATGTATTTCCTATACTCATAAGTTGATTGTTTAATTCTCTTGTTGTAATCAGTTTATGGGATAATTTACAAGATACACTTCCAGAAGGCAATGTGCACACACCAGATATAGATGCTCCATGATATAAAGGATCAAGATTAAAAGAAAAGGAACCATAGGCCAGAAAATAAGCATCTTCATCTGCAGAAAGAACAATCTGAGAAGGAAATATTGAACGAAATAGTCCTGTCTTTGTTTCTTTATTGTAATAATCAAGAAACATTTCATTTTGCTCGACGTGTAGTAAGACACCTTTGGGATCATAGACATAAAAAGAAACGAGGACACCAGTTGCTAATGTTTCATGAATAAGAGTCATATTTATATTCTATTACTATTTTATTTTCCATTTCAGAAAAATAAAATAATGAAATAAAAGAATCTTTTTCATTTTTTAGAAAATGCATTGACTAGAATTTGCTGCTTTAACATGAGCACATAATGGGTTCACTAATAAATTATGTTTCACCACACAGGAAACACTTCCGCATGGTTGTGAAGACACACCACTTACAGTGGCCCCATGGTATAAAGGACTTAAGACAAACGAAAATTTTCCGAAGGAGATGAAATAAGAATTTACATCGGATGAAATAACCGCACCTGAATTCCCACTTGTTCGAAACACAGCAGTGTGTGTATTTTCATTATAATTGAATATGTTCCATTCATTAGTTTCAGTAAAAAGTAGTTTTCCATTTGGATCATAAACAAAAAAAGATACATCAATCGATTTTACAGTAGATTCATACATAGTTGGCATATAGTATAATCAGAGATTTTTTAGTTAGCTTCGAAAATATAAAATATATAAAAATTAAATTATATAACATATGGTTGAAAATTGACATTATTTAAAATATATGTTGCTTTATTGGATAAAATAATTAATTCTTGAAATTCGTCTTGACCAATATTTATATTAAATCTTTTATTAAATATTCTTGAATTATAATTATATATTGATAAATTATAAATTTCTAGCCAATTAATAAAATATTTGCAGTTTTCTTTTTGGTATAAATAAAATGATAAAAATGGTGTAGGTGTTTTTTTTTCAATATAATATTTTTCATAAAATATTTTCCAAGATTTATAAATATTTTTCCAAAAAATTTTCCATCTATTTTTATTATATATACGATAATAAAAAAAATTATTTTCTAAATAACTATTATTTTCTTTGTCTAATAATGTTTTAATATTCTCCATATAATTATCAATATTTTTCCAAGATATATTATATAATTTTTCTAATATTTTATTTAAACTATCATTTATAGATTTATTATTTACATATGGTATAAAATGAAATCTCATATAAAATGTTTTTTGATCTTTTAATAATGAAATAATTTTAAAATTAATTTCATTATTTTTGTTTCTATCTAATTGATTATTATTTAAATTTTTAAAATGATTT